AGTTCTGCGCAGCGTCGGGGTCCGCCACTGCGCCAAACACCATGCCAGCCTGCTCTGCCCAGGGCAGCTCGGTAGCCTCCGCCAACTCCTTGACCGAAACGACTGGCGACACGCGCGCAATCAGCAGTTTCTCCAGCACGACCGGCGCCAGATAAGCCAGTTTCAGCATGCGGCCGACATAGGGATGCGTCACGGCTTCGGCCTGAGCGAGATCCTGTATGGTGGCGACCGCGCCGCTCTCCAGCTTACGCCGCCAACTCCACGCCTTGGCGATCGCCTTCAGCACATGGGGGTCCACCCCGCCGGTATCCGAAACCATGTCCGCAGGCGGCAGGATTTTCGGCCGCCCGTTGCGTTTGCGGATGGTGAGCGGGATGAACACCCGCATGGTGGCGGGCGCGCTCATGCGGCCAACTCCTGTCTTGGGGCGACCATTTCGCGGATGACCGATCCGAGCCCATCGGTGCGCAGGTCGACCGCAAGTCCTTCGGCGCTGACCGTGACCCGCTCGATCAGCAACCGGGCGGTGCGGGCCTGCTCAGCCGGGAACAGCGATTCCCAGAGGCTATCAAACCCCGCCAGCGCGGTGACAACATCACGCTCGTCCATGTCCGGGTCCGCACGGCGGGCAGCTTCAACCGCCCGCGCCACAATCTCCGGCGTGCGCAGCAGCGACCGGATGTGCTGGATCACGGCGCCTTCGACCATGCCGGCGTTCAGCCGAACAAACCCGTCGGTGGCTTCACCGGCGCGGTTTCTGATCGCATCCATCGAGGTGTAATAGCGATAATGACGGCTGCCCTTCTTGGTGGCGGTCGGTGTCATAGCCACGCCGTTGGCGGTAAAGATCAGGCCTTTTAGCAGCGCTGGTGTCTGGCAGCGCGTGTTGGCAGCCCGCTGTCGGGGGCTTTCCTTTAGGATGGCGTGCACCTTATCCCACAGCAGCTGGTCGATGATGGCCTTATGCTCGCCCGGGTAGCTGGTTCCCTTGTGGACGGCCTCGCCGAGATAGAGCCGGTTGCGGAATAGCTTGTACAGGAACCCCTTGTCGATCGGCTTGCCGCGCTTGTTGAGGGCGCCGTTCGCCACCAGTTCGCGCGTCAGCGTTGTGGCCGAGCCTAGCTCGACAAACCGTTCGAATATGCCGCGGACCGTGGCGGCCTCAGCCTCGTTGATCACCAATTTCCGGTCGACCACATCGTAACCCATCGGCACGAACCCGCCCATCCACATGCCCTTGGCGCGAGAGGCGGCAAATTTGTCGCGGATGCGCTCGCCGGTGACCTCGCGCTCGAACTGGGCGAACGACAGCAGGATGTTCAGCGTCAGGCGGCCCATGCTGGTCGTGGTGTTGAACGACTGCGTCACCGACACGAACGTCACGTCGTTCCGGTCAAACACCTCGACCAGCCGCGAGAAGTCCATCAGCGAGCGCGACAGGCGGTCGATCTTGTAGACCACCACAACGTCGACCAGCCCGGCCTCGATGTCACTGAGCAGCCGCTTCAGGCCAGGGCGTTCGAGCGTGCCGCCCGAGATCCCGCCGTCATCGTACTGGTCGCGGACCAGCACCCAGCCTTCGGAGCGCTGACTGGCGATATAGGCCTCGCAGGATTCGCGCTGGGCGTGCAGCGAATTGAACTCCTGCTCGAGCCCTTCCTCGCTGGATTTGCGGGTGTAGATGGCGCAGCGCAGGCGGCGCGGCGGAATGACCTGCTTCATGCCGCGTTCCTTTTAATATCGCGCAGGCCGAAGAAGCGGTAGCCGTTCCAGCGGGTGCCGGTGATGTCCCGGGCGATCGCCGACAGCGATTTGTAGCGGCGGCCCTGCCAATCGAACCCATCCTTCAAGACGGTGATGACGTGCTCGCCGCCATCCCACTCGCGCACCAGTCGTGTGCCGATGACTGGGTTGCGTGGGTCACTGATGACGGACTTGCGGACCTTCTTGCCCTCGACCTCATGTGCCAGCGCATCGAGTAGCTGCCTGACTGGTTTGGAAGGTCCGCCGAAGGTCAGCTCCTGGATCCGGTAGGCCAGCCGCTGCTCGAGGAACGGCCGGCTGTTGTTGGGCGCCTCGCTGCTGAACAGCTTTCCCCATTCCGCCTTCAGCTCCCTGACCGTCATATCCTTCAGGGCCGCCAGCCTGGCCAGCACCTGCCTATTGTCGTCAACTTGCATCATCGTCCTCCATTCCGGGCTCGTTCCCGGGGACGACTGACGCTCTTGGCGGGCGGGATAGCGAGTGAACTACCTCCGCACTGGTCAGATAAAGGACTGGACTGTTCGCGCATGCGCAGCACGCCGGCCGCCAAGATCCGGCCCAACTCGGCGAGCCGGGCTTCGGCCGACAGTTCGTTGGGCGGCGCGGCGTTGGGACCACAGAGGGATGATTGCATGAAAGTTTCCGCATGAAAGGCTGGGCGTCACGGGACGCCGCCTATGCGGATCCATCCCCTGATCAAGTGAGGGGAGGATAAGTTGGGATATATCCCACGTCAATCGTCGGCGGGCTTCCAGCTTCCCGCAAAATGCAGGCTCGTCAGCGCCGGCGCTGGAACAGGTTTTGGTGCGAACGAAGCACGATACCGATGATGTTCACGCCCTCATCGCCGTGATGACCCTCATCCGGGTTGCCAATGACGATCGGCTCCTGGAACTCGGCGCGGGTTGATTCCGCGCGCAGGATGAAATTGGTCCCATCATAGTCGAGACGCTTGCAGGTCATTTCGTGCAGGTCATGCCGGTCGCGCTGGACGATGACGATGTCGCCCGGCTGGGGTTCGACTAAGCCAAAGGTGACCCGCAGGCATTCGAGATCTGAACCCGGCGGTATGATCTTGTCCATCGAATGGCCTTCCATCCGCAGCGCGAACCGCTCGCCGCCTGCGACAGGATTGGGCCCAACCTCAATAGAATAGCGGTCTTCGGCCGCCCAGTCGGTCTGTTCGCGCCAGACGCCGGCGGCGACTGCGCCAACCACCTCGAGATGCTGGGCCCCGCCGGTCAGACCGACACGCGGCATCAGGGTAGCGGTCGATGGTACCAGCTGCGAGATATCCATGCTTAGCGCCTTAGCGAGGCCAAGTACTGTTTCCAGCTGCGGGTTGGCGCTCTTGCCGCGGATGATATCGCGCACCAGATGCGGGCTCTTTCCCGCAGAGGCTGCCAGCGAAAGCGAGCGCGCATTCCACTTAGACCCGGGGCCAGTGGCTGTTTCCAGGACGGTGCGCAGGTGCGCGATGTCGAAGAGAGGTTTCTCTGTCATGGCGCCCCACCTAGCATTGCGGGACAGTTCCCGCAATATGCATTCATCAAGCGGGATGAGGATTGTAATGTAGGATAGGTCCCGTAATAATCAGATCATGACATCGCACCCGCTCCTCTCCGATATCGACGCTTTCCTGCGGATTCATAAGCTCAGCGAGAGCGCCTTTGGCCGCCACGCGGTCAACGACTGGAAACTGATTCGCCAGATAAAGGCCGGTCGCCGGCTCTGGCCGGATACCGAAGCGCGGGTCCGCACCTTCATGATCACTTATCAGCCGACCCCGCGTCGGAAGAAGGCTGCCAAGTGAGCGGCGCGTTCGAACGTCATGGGCTCGACCATCTGTCGGCTTCCTCGATCAACCTGTTCGTGGCGCAGCCTTCGATGTGGGCGATGCAGAAGCTGATGGGTCGCAAGTCGGCCGTCGGCCCTGCCGCCCACCGCGGCACGTCTATCGAGGCCGGTGTCGAGATGGGGCTGTTTGAACCCGACGCCCCGGTCGAGGCGTGTCAGGAACTGGCGGTTGCCCGGTTTAACCAGCTGACCGCGCTGTCGGGCCATCCGGGTGTAGAAAAGGAGCGCGCGGCCATTGCCCCGGCCGTCGCTATTGGCCTGGCCGAGCTTCGCCAATATGGCGTGCCAGCCGCTGCTGATGGCAATCGCCAGCACCGCATCGAGGTCGCGATCCCGGGCGTGCCGGTGCCGTTCATTGGCTGGCTCGACTTCTGGTTTCCCGATCACGGCATCATCGTCGATCTCAAAACCCAGCTCAGGCTGTCTTCGAAGATCTCCGATCCCCACGCCCGCCAAGGCGCGATCTACCATGCCGCGCACGGCAATGCTGAGATCCGCTTCGCTTACGTCACGCCGCAGAAGGTCGGGGTTTACAAACTCGAGGACCCGCGCAGCCACCTCGGCCGTGTGGTCAGTATCGCCCAGTCGATCGAGCGGTTCCTGAGCCTGTCGGATAACGGGGAGGCGCTGACCCGGTCGCTCTCACCCGACTTCGACAGCTTTTACTGGAACGACCCCGGCGCCCGTGCGGCTGCCGAAGAGATCTGGGGTCTGTCCCCCGAAGGCGATGCCGCCTGCCTCAACGCGGCCCACTGAGAGAAGAGGAAACAGGATCATGGGTTTCATGACGCCCCCGTCTGGCGGCGGGGATTTCAAGGTATTTGTCTCGTACAATGCGAAGGCAGGCCGCTGGTATACCAAGCATGACGGCAAGGACGAGCCGCTGTTCGAGGTCGCCGACATGACGGCTGTGTTCGACATGCCGGGCCTCAAAACCGGCTGGTTCAAGTTCTCCGCCGGCGTGGCGCCGGAGAAGGTCATGGACCCGTCGTTTACGGCAGCGGCAGCCAATCCCGGCCAGGACTTCAAGCGCGGCTTCGTGATTGACCTGTTCAGCGACAAGAACCTGCTTGGTGTCCGCGAGTTCTCGTCGACGGCCAGCATCGTCATCGAGGCGATGAACGATCTGTACGATGCGTGGATGGCGGCGCCCGAAACGGCGACCGGCCAGCTCCCGGTTGTCCGCTGCGTCGGTGTCCACCCCGTCGCTAACAAGCACGGCACCAATTACCAGCCGAAGTTCGAGATCGTCGGCTGGGCCCAACGTCCTGAGGCGCTGGGTGACAGTGATCAGCCGGCCAGCGCATCGGCCGCACCAGGACCAGTCGCCCGGGCACCGGCAGCGCCGCCACCGGCACCAGCTGCTCCCGCCGCACACATGCCGCCGCCCGCAGCCGCTGCGCGGGGCGCACCGCTGTTCTGATCAGGACCATGCCGGGCCGCTTCGGTGGCCCGGCATCCACTGCCTTTCCCCGACTATCCCGAAACCGCCCCTACCGAGGAAAGCGAGCCCTGCCGCGATGTCGCGCCTAATCGAAACCGGCAACGTCGATATCGACGCCATCAAGGACCAGCACCCGCTGGCTGAGGTCGTCGGCCGGCATGTGGTTCTGAAGCGCCGTGGTCATCAGCTCATTGGCCTTTGCCCATTCCACGACGAGCGCACCCCGTCGTTCACCATTTATCCGCAGGACCAGCGCTACCATTGCTATGGTTGCGCCGCGCATGGCGACATCTTCGATTTCCTTCAGCACATGGAGGGGCTCGATATCCGGGCAGCTGCCGAGCAGTTGACCGGTGGGACGTTCCCGGTCCTTTCGGCCGATCGTGTCGCTGAGCTCAAATCCCGGCAGGCCCGGTTCGAGGCCGAACAGGCTGAGCGCCGGGATGCGGCGGTGCGTCTGGCGCGCGAGCGCTGGATCGCAGCAGACCCCGCCTACACCAGCCACCCCTACCTGACGGCCAAAGGCATCAGCCCCAGTGGCACGCGCCTGGAGGGTGCCCATATTCTGGTCCCGCTGCACGGCGTGGACGGCAAGATCCAGTCGCTGCAGACGATCGATGCGCGCGGGCATAAGCTGTTCTGCTCCGATCTGCCGACCGCGGCGGGCATGTTTGTTCTTGGCCGCAGGATTGCGGATGCCACAGCACAGGTCGTCGTCTGCGAAGGGTTCGCCACTGGCGCCACCCTGCACGAGGCGACCGGCCGCACGGTCGTGGTCGCGTTCAACGCCGGCAATCTGGTCAAGGTCGCAGAGCGGCTGGCATCGGCTCATCCTGGCGGCGCTTGGATCGTTGCTGGCGATGATGACCGGGGCAAGACGAAGAATGTGGGACGCGAGGCTGCAATCGCCGCCGCCCGCATCCTCGGGTGCGAGGCGGTCTTTCCCACGTTCCCAGCCGTCAGCCCTGGCACCGATTTCAACGATATGGCTGCGCTGTCCGGCATGGATGCCGTCAGGGCTCTGCTGGATGCCAACAGCGCAACCAGTGGCATCGGCACAAGCCACGACGTCTTCGAGACCCTCAGCCTCGACGAGATCGATAACATGCCGCCGCCAAGCTGGCGCATCGACGGGCTGATCCCGTCGCATGGCCTGGTCCTGCTCTATGGCCGGCCAGGCGAGCACAAGACCTTCATCGCGCTCGATATGGTGCTCCGGGTTGCTTACGGCCTCGACTGGCACGGCAAGGCCGCCCAGCAGACTGGCGTCCTCTACATCGCCGGTGAAGGCAAATACGGCATCGGTCAGCGCATCAAGGGCTGGCGCCGCGAGCACGCGCTGGCAGGCGTCGATGCGCCGTTCAAGCTGCTCCCCGTCGCCGTCCGCATGCTTGATCCAGCCAGTATTGAAAAGCTGAAGCGGACAATCGATCAGGTCCGGGCCGAGGTCAATTTCCAGATCGGGCTGGTTGTGATCGACACCGTGTCGCGCTCGATCCCCGGCGAGGATGAGAACAGCCAGGAAGCCATGTCGATGTTCATCGATGGCTGCGCCGACATTCAGCAGCATTGCTCAGGCAGCGTCATCGGCGTCCACCATGCCGGAAAGGACCTCGACCGCGGCATGCGCGGCTCTACCGTGCTGCTGGGCGGCTGCGATACCTCGATCCGGGTTGCCAAGGACGAGGCCACCACCGTCCTGTCGGTCGAGAAGCAGAAGGACGGCGAGGAACTCGACGACCTAAACTTCACGATGAAGGTCGTGGACCTCACCACCGGCCTTGGGGCCGAGCAAAGCACGCTGGTGCCGGTGCTGGGCGCCGGGGCAACGCCGGTCGCACAAAAGCATCTCAGTTGGCACCAGATCCGAGAGATTTTCCAGGCGATCGATGAGGCCTGGCGAGCCGGCGCACCCTGGTCCGTATTCCCCCATGCCCGGCGCAAGGGGCGGTTCGCCGTTGACCTGATTTCCGACCAATATGGTGTCACAAAGCGCGAGGCCGAGACCTCAATAAGCAAGTGGCAGCAGCACGGCTACCTCGTCACCGAGGCCGGAAAGTTCCACGGCAAGGCCTCTGGACTCAGGGTCGTGAAGTACCTGGAGCCCGACCGATGAGCCCCAAAATCACGTTGTCGGAAGCCGTCGGAAGCACGGTTTTGCGTCAGTCGGAAGCCTGTCGGAAGGCGTCGGAAGCCCGGTCGCAAGCCGTCGGAACGCGCAGTCGCTTCCCCCCCATACCCCCTAGGGGCTTCCGACTGCGCTTCAGGCGCATCGTCAGCCTCGTTTTTAACAAAGAAAGGAGGGGCGCATGAAGGGCGCGCCACCGACCCGGCATGGGCAGATCAGCGACATGCAGGTCATCATCAACTGTGTCGACCAGCGTGGTCGTGAACTGGACCAGCATTGGGGCATCGGGCGTTTGCCCATGCTGGTGCCAATCGAGTGGGCTGAACGGTTCCACCAGCAGCACAAGCTGTTCAACGCCTCGGTGTGGGAGTTCGATCTCTTGGCTGTTCGCCAGCACGGCAATGCCATGCTGCGGGCCTATGAGCGGCTGGATGAACTGGCCCGCGAAGCCAAGGGCGAACCGCTGCCGGTCGACCAGTGGGAGTTCGAGACGGAGCAAGGCCTCGTCATCCTCGTGCGCGACCTGCGCGATACCGGCCGGGCTCAGCGACATGGACGGGAGGCCCAGGTCTGGGCGCTCGATGAAGTCGCCAGCGTTATCGGCCACCATCCGATCCTGGTTGCCACCAAAAACGCGTTCCCCGGCGCGCAGGTAGTCAGCGTCCGTCCCAGCCGCGCCGCGCGCGATCAGCTCGACGACGTGCTCTCGGACATCCCGTTCTGATGGAGCAGCCGATGACCTGAACCCACCAGCCCAGACCGGACGACGGCAGCCAGTACCGCCAAGCACCAAGCCGCCGCCTTCCGCACCACGATCCATCCCTTTCGACGGAGAATCATCATGGATATTCTGACTCTGCCTGCGCCGGTGCGCAGTGCAACCCCGCCAGTGGCAAGGCCGGTCACAATCGTGCGCGGCGCGATGTTGGCTCTCGACCTCGGCACCAGCACCGGCTGGGCGCTGCAGGCCGGCGACGATTTCATCACCAGCGGCACCGTGTCGCTGAAGCACACCCGCTTCGATGGCGGCGGCATGCGATTCCTGCGCTTCCGGCGCTGGCTCGAACAGCTCGACAGCGATGCTGGACCGATCGAGGCCATCCATTTCGAGGAGGTGCGGCGCCACGTCGGCACCGATGCCGCGCATGTTTACGGCGGTCTGCTCGCCGTCCTGACCGCTTGGTGCGAAGAGCATCTGGTTGCCTACCAGGGCGTGCCGGTCGGCACGATCAAGCAGTTCATCACCGGCAAGGGCAATGCCGACAAGGCCGCCGTGATCGACGCAGTGCGGGTGCGGGGATTTGCACCCGCCGATGACAACGAGGCCGACGCCATCGCCATCCTGCTCTGGGCCATAGAGACATGCGGAGGTGTGCGATGACCAGCTGGTCCATTCTCGGCCACACTGCGAAGGTTCTGGAAGAACGCCGCGACGATTACGGCGACCCAGCCGATCAGTTCAAAAAGATCGCCGATCGCTGGTCGATAACGTTGGCCACGCCAGTGACGCCGGCCCAGGTCGCGCTGTGCATGATCGACCTCAAGCTGACCCGGCTGGCCTACGATCCCCGCCATACCGACAGCGTGGTCGATGTCATCGGCTATGCCGCCCTGCTCAGGGAGATCGGCTGATGAGCATGATCTCCAAAATCTACGGGCACGCTCAGCAGCGGGACGGCGAAGAGCTGAAACGCGATGGCTGGAGATACGGCATTCTGGCGGTCTCGGCCAGTGACCATCGCCTCAGCACCACGGAGCGCGAGGCGATCCGGGCGATCGGTGAGCGGCTCTACGGAGGCAGCCATGGCAAAAGGGCGTAAGCGCAAAGCCGGCAAGCGCCACCCTTGCGGCAAGCTGGTGCAGCCAAGCGCTGGCGAAACCCAGCGTGAGGTCATGGCCACCGTCCTGGAGGCACGGCAGCGTCATTACGGGGTGACCGCAAGGCAGGCCCGTGACGAACGGCTGGGCACAGCGCTGGGACGGCTGGCGTTTGCAGGTGCCATCACCGCCGAGCAGTTTGCTGCCGGACAGAAGTACGGCGAGATCTATCACCGGCATCATGCGGTGATGGGCTGGCCGATGCCGTTCCCCGCTTCCGTTACTGGCATCCTGGCAAGCGACGGCGTGCTCGGTGGTGTGGGCACACCTCCCAGCCGGACTCTGGTCGAGAAGGTGCAGCGGCACTATAGTGCCGTGCTTGATGTGCTCGACCAGTGCGACCGGGATCGGCTGGATGCGCAGGGCAAAGCACCCGGGGTGCTCGTCTATAGGATCGTCTGCATCGATGAGGATGCGGGAGGCTGGCCGCAGGCCGATCGCACCAACCTCAGCTTTGCCCTTGATGCGCTGACCCAACTGTTCGGTATTGCGCGGGATGGTCACCGCAAAGTGCTGACATGACGCCTCAAACTGGCTGATTATCTTGTTTTTGTGGACGTTCTTCGGCATTGTTCCGAAATCGAGGATTGAGAACTACGCCCGGAGCCCACGGTCTTCGGGCGGTCTGAACGGAGAACAGAAAACTTGGGCTCGCTTGAGTAAGTTTCAGAAATGCCGCACCTTCAATTCCCGTTGGGGAGATGTTGATGCCGGTTACTCAAGGCGCAGGGAATCCAGATTGGAACCGGGACGAAACGCTGCTCGCGCTCGACTTGCTCTACAGGCACGACACGCCGATCCATAAGGGTCACGACGACGTCGCTAAACTGTCGACGCTTCTGCGATCCGCACGAATCCATCCGCATGAGGGACGACGCCCATCCTTCCGCAACGCCGATGGTGTCGCCCTAAAGCTGCAGAACCTGTCTTCAGCAATTGATCCTACTCGGGGGCTGTCGTCTTCAGCCTTGGATCGCGAATTGGTCGCCGAGTACCCGAGGTCCCGCGCTATGGAAGTCGCTGCACTGGCTCCGTTAATCCGGGAAGCGATGGCTCGCGGCGAAGCAGTGGAGTTATTTCCCGAGGACGAAGTGTTTGCGGAGGGCCACCTGTTGACCTCTCGGCACAGAAGCCGGGATCGTCGTTTGAGGATGAAGCTTCTTGGGCAAACAGCCGACAGTCAGCTAGTTTGCTCAATCTGCGAGTTCACGGCCCCCCCTCTTGAACGCCGCCTGCGTGAAAGTTTTTTCGAAGCTCACCACATCCGCCCCCTGTCAGATTCCAAGGGAGTCACCTCGACGAGGGTCGCGGACTTATCGCTTCTCTGCGCGGGCTGCCATCGGTTCATCCATAGGCTGATCGCGATCAACAAGCGTTGGGTCTCGATAGCCGAAGCACGGGTTAGCCTGCGCGTCCCCGGCCAAAGGGACGCCTAGGGTCTGCAGTGGGTCGAGACCGAAATTGAGATCGCACCTGCAAGCGGACTTTCGACGGACTTCGATGTCGGCATCAATCACTGTAGCGGATCGTCTGCGTGGACGCGCTGCCGTCGCCCAACGTCTCAGACGCCTCCAGGCCGAGCCCCTATGCCGGGACTGCGCTTCCCAAGGCATGGTCCGCGAGGCGACAGTGCCCGACCACATCGTGCCGCTCGCCAAGGGCGGCTGCGACCAGGACAACAACATCCGATGCCTCTGCGCCGGCTGCCACCGGGCGCGCACGGCCGAGCAGTTCGGCCATCGGCGCACCGTCGGCACCGGCCGAGATGGCTGGCCGATCGGCTGACCACCCCTGGGGGGAGGTCAAACCTTTGGGGCCTGCGGGACGGAAACCGCGCATGGTCCAAACTTCACGCAGCCGCGAGTTAGCGACCGGGGGTCAAATGACACAATGGCCCGCCGATCAGGTCGAGCGCAGAAGCGTCTCGGACCTCGTGCCCTATGCACGCAATGCCCGCACCCACAGCGACGAACAGGTGGCCCAGATCGCCGCCTCGATCCGCGAATGGGGCTGGACCGTACCGGTTCTGATCGACGAGGACGGCGGCCTGATCGCGGGCCACGGCCGGGTGCTGGCGGCCCGCAAACTGGGCCTTGCCGATATCCCGGTGATGGTCGCGACCGGCTGGAGCGAGGCGCAGAAGCGCGCCTATGTGCTGGCCGATAACAAGCTGGCGCTGAACGCCGGCTGGGATGCTGACCTGCTCCGCGTCGAGCTGGCCGATCTACAGGCCTTCGACTTCGATCTGGGGCTGACCGGCTTCTCCGACGAGGAACTGGCGGGCCTGCTCGCTGAGAACACCGACGGTCTGACCGATCCCGACACCGTTCCCGATGCGCCCAAGATCCCGGTCTCGGTTCCGGGCGATGTCTGGGTGATGGGCAAACATCGGCTCGTGTGCGGCGACAGCACCGTCCAGACCGACGTCGACAAACTGATGCAGGGCGAGCGCGGGGATCTGCTGTTCACCGACCCGCCCTGGAATGTGAACTATGGCGCGGTCAAAGCCGGCAACGCCCAGGGCTACAAGCCCCGTAAAATCCTTAACGACCATATGGACGAGGCCGGATGGGCCCAGTTCGTGACCGGGTTCTGCGCCTCGTTCTACGCCGTCACCAAGCCCGGCGCGCTGGCCTATGTGGTGATGAGCGCCCAGGAGTGGCCCGCCATCGACAAGGGCCTTCGCGAGGCGAAGTTCCACTGGTCCTCGACCATCATCTGGGTGAAGGACGCGCTCGTCCTCTCCCGCAAGGACTACCACACCCAATACGAGCCCCTCTGGTACGGCTGGAACGAAGACGGCCCGCGCATCATGCATGTGCCCGACCGCAAGCAGTCCGACATCTGGAACATCCCCCGCCCACGGGTCTCTATTCTTCACCCCACCACCAAGCCGACCCAGCTGATCGAACGCGCGCTGCTGAACTCCTCGGCCCGCGGCGCTCTGGTGGTCGATCTCTTTGGCGGTTCGGGTTCGACCCTGATCGCCTGCGAACAGCAGGGCCGGCGCTGCCGGCTGATGGAGCTCGACCCCAAATACGCCGACGTCATCGTCCAGCGCTGGCAGGACTTCACGGGCAAAATGGCCACGCTTGAAGCAGACGGCCGGACCTTCGATGAGGTCGTCGGGCGTGTCAGCAGCGATGGTTGCGCCAATAGCGGTTCCATCGAAGCGCCCAACCACCCCTGACCATCGCGCAGGACAGATCGCCGGACCGTGGCGAGACGCACCATGCAGCCGTCCGGCTGCCTCCGGCGCTGCCTTCAGACCGGCAGGTCAGGGCCGGACCCCGCACCAGGATATGGCCTTGAGAATGAACGCCGACACGCTGGCCGATCAGCCCGACCAGAGCATCACGGGCCTGGACCGCTGAAGCAGACGGACAAGGATGTCCGCGACTGCAGCTGCCATCCATCTCCCGGGCCGCAATGCCGGCCAGACGAATACGGGGCCCTTCGGCGCACCAGATCGGGCCATCGCCGTCCCACACCCTGGTGGGAGTGCAGGTAAAGGTCTCGCCCACGGGCTGGGCCGATGCCGCGGCAAGGAGAAACAGAGCAAATATCATCGTGACCTTGGCGCGGAGGTGAAAGCAGCCTGGACGAGAGGCTTAGTTGAAGGACCGCCCCAGTGAAACCCGGAACCAAACCCAAGCCGACCCACCTGAAGCTGATCGAGGGCAACCGCGGCAAGCGGCCGCTTAATCGCAAAGAGGCAAAGACCATCCCGGCGATGCCGGCACCGCCGCCGCACCTTACCGCCGATGCACTGCAGGAATGGAACCGGGTCGCAGTTTGGCTGCACCGGATCGGTCTGCTGTCCGAGGTCGATCGCGCGGCACTTGCCGCCTACGCCATGGCCTATGGCCGCTGGGTCCAGGCCGAACGGGCGATCGCCAAGATGGCCGAGAAGGACCAGCTGACCGGAGGCCTGATGATCAAGACCTCCAACGGCAACGCCATCCAGAACCCGCTCGTGGGCACCGCTAACAAGGCCGCCTCCGACATGATGCGATACGCCGCCGAGTTCGGGATGACGCCCAGTGCCAGAACCCGCATCGAAACCCAGGCGTCGGAGCAAAGCGCCGACCCCGCCGACCGCTTCTTCGGCTGATCGCACCAGCGCCTATGCCAGGGAGGTGGTCGCCGGTGAGATCATCGCCGGACCCCATGTCCGCAATGCCTGCCGCCGGCATCTGGACGACCTGAAACGCACCGACGGCATCACGTTTGATGTCGCAGCAGCCGCCCATGCCTTCGGCTTCTTCGAGGAGGTGCTCAAACTGTCCGAGGGGCAGTTCGAGGGCCAGCCATTCCATCTGGAACCGAGCCAGGCCTTCATCATCGGCAGTCTGTTCGGCTGGAAACGGGCAGACGGCCGCAGGCGGTTTCGCCGGGCCTACATCGAGCAGGGCAAGGGTAACGGCAAATCCCCGGTCGCCGGCGGCATCGGCCTGTTCGGCATGACCGCAGCCGGTGAGGCTGGCGCCCAGATCTATGCGGCGGCGGCCAAGCGCGAGCAAGCCGGCATCCTCTTTTCCGACGCGGTGAAGATGGTCCGCCAGTCCCCGGCCCTGGCACGGCGGCTCGAGTTCTCCGGCGGCCCCGGGCGCGAGTTCAACATCGCCCACCACGGCTCGGGATCATTCTTCCGTCCCGTGTCGCGCGATACCGGCAAGACCGGGTCGGGTCCGCGGCCCTTCTTCGTGCTGGCCGACGAGATCCACGAGCTGCCCGACCGCTCGATCATCGAGATACTGGAGCGTGGCTTCAAATTCCGCCGTGAACCGCTCTTGTTCATGATCACCAACTCGGGCTCCGACCGCAATTCGGTGGCGTGGGAGGAGCATGAACACGCGGTCAAGGTCGCCGCCGGCAACATCGATGCGCTGACCGATCCGACCTATCTGGGCGAGGTTCTCGACGACACGAGCTTCTCCTACGTCTGCGCTCTCGACGCTGGCGACGATCCGCTGAACGACCCGGCCTGCTGGATCAAGGCCAACCCGCTGCTGGGCGTGACGATCACGGCCGAATATCTCTCCGAGGTCGTGGCGCAGGCCAGGTCCATCCCGGGCCAGCTCAACGGCATCCTGCGGCTTCACTTCTGCGTCTGGACCGACGCCGAGACCGCCTGGATGACCCGGGCAACGCTGGAACCGCTGCTGGCGGACTTTGTGCCCCAGCCCGGGGCCAAGGTCTGGCTGGGGCTGGACCTCAGCCAGAACCGTGACATCACCGCGCTCGCAGCCGTGCAGAAGACCGGCGAGCGGGACGGCAAGCCCTGTTTTGATGCCTGGATCGAGGCCTGGACTCCGGGCGACACGCTTGCCGCGCGCACCCTGCGCGATAAGCAGCCCTATGACGTTTGGGTGCGCCAAGGTTTCTTGCAGGCGCCGCAGGGCGAGAACATCAATTTCCGGCACGTCGCCCAGGCGCTCGCCGAATACGGCCGCGACTACGACGTCCAGTTGGTCGCCTATGATCGCTACGCCTTCCGGCGCCTGGAAGAAGACATCGCCGAGGTCGGGCTCAATCTGGAGTTCGTCGAACACCCCCAGGGCGGCACCAAGCGCGGCAAGCCGACCGAGGCCATGAAACTGGCCGCCAGAGGCACCGACCGCGAGCCGCAGGGCCTGTGGATGCCGGGCTCTGTGCGCCAACTCGAAGAGATGATGCTCGAAGGACGCATCCGGCTGCGGCGCAGCCCGGTGCTGATCTCGGCGATCATGTCGGCGGTCATCGAGACCGACCGCTGGGACAATTACTGGCTCTCCAAGCAGAGAGCCCTGAACAAGATCGACGCAGCCGTGGCGCTGTGCATGGCGGTAGGAGCCTCAATGATGAGTGACCACTGCGCCCCCGCATCGCCCTGGGACGACCCGGCCTTCACCCTGGCGGCCCTGTAATGAGGATCATGGAGCGGCTGGGCCTGCGTAACCAACAGCGCTCGATCGAAAACCCGGCCGTGCCGGTGAGCGCCGAGAGTTTCCTGCAATATTTTGGCATTGCGTCGACCGGACTTGCGGGCGTCACCACCGATAGCGCGCTGACCGTGCCCGCTGTTACAGCCGCAGTGGGGTTCTTGTCGCGCACGCTCGCTGCCTTGCCGCTGCATGCCTTCACCAACACCCGTAAAGGCCCGGTCAAGGCGACGGGCAAGCTGCAGATCGTCATTCACGAAAACCCCAACGACCGCCAGGACAGCTTCAAGTTTCGGCAGTATTTCTGGCAGCAGGTGTTCACCGGCGGGCGCGGTTTGGCCTATATCGAGCGCGTCGGCGGCGTGGTCGAAGCCATCTACCCGATGGACCCGACGCGGGTCACGATCCGCAACGTTGGGCGCGACGTCGTCTACAAGTTTGGCGGCACCGACTATGCGTCGGACGAGATTATCGATGTGCCCTTCATGCTGCGCCCCAATGGCCTGCAGCACTACGGCCCCATCATGCTGGCATCGAAGGCCATCCAGCTTTCGATAGCCATGAACGATTATGCCAGCGGCTTCTTTGCGGGTGGCGGCGTGCCGCCCTTGGTGCTGGTTGGCCCGATGCCCGCCAATGCCGAGGCCATGAAGCGGGCGATGGCAGATGTTTCGCTGTCGGTGTCTGCGGCAAAGAACGCGTCCACGCCGATCTTCCCGATCCCCGTCGGCTATGAATTAAAGCCCGTCGGGTTCGATCCGGCAAAAGGCCAAATGACCGAGGCGCGCACATTCCAGATTCAGGAGATCGCCCGTGCATTCCAAATCCCGCCGGTGTTTTTGCAGGACCTGACCGGCGCGACCTACAGCAATGTCGAGCAGCAGGACCTGCATCTGGTCAAACATCTGATCGGGCAATGGGCAGCAGCGCTTGAGGGCGAAATGAACCTCAAGCTGTTTGGCCGGATGAACGGTGGCAAATATGTCGAGCATAATCTGGACGGACTCCTGCGCGGTGACTTCCTCACCCGCATGAACGGCCTAGCGCGCTCGGTTCAATCCGGCATCCTGACGCCCAACGAAGCGCGCGGCCTGGAAAACAGGCCGCAGCATCTGGACCCCGCTGCCGACCAGCTGTTCATGCAGGGTGCAACCATGCCGATCGATGTCTTGGGCGCAGCACAGCCCGCCAATAGCGGAGGGCCAGGTGGCGCTTGAACAAAGAACGCTGATCCGTCCTGTCGAGGTCCGCACCACGGACAAGGGCCGCACTGCCGGCGGCTATGCCGCTTTGTTCGGCCTTGAGGCCAATATCGGCGGCCATTTTCGCGAAATCATCGCGCCCGGATCGTTTGCCGAGGCGGTGAAAGGCGACGTTCTGGCGCTGTACGATCACGATATGGGCCGCGTTCTGGGCCGCAGTTCGGCGGGCACCTTGCGCATGTCGGAGGATGCCACTGGCCTGGCTGTCGAAATCGACCTGCCGGACACGTCCGATGGCCGCGATCTGGCGGTGCTGATGGAGCGCGGCGACATCTCGGGCATGTCATTTGGGTTTTCGGTGACCAAAGAGACCTGGGATGAAACCACAAATCCGCCGCTGCGCACCATCCAAGCCGTTGACCTGATCGAGGTCAGCGCCGTTGCCCGTCCCGCCTATCCCGACACATCGATTGCCATGCGTTCGCTTGAAGGCGTCCGGCAGATCGCCAAGTCGCGCAATTTCAGTGCCGCCGCAATCCGCGTCGGCATGAAAGTTTCCATCGACCTGCGCTCGCGCGGTCTGATGAGTAAAGCCTAGGCGAGCCCGCCGAAGCCCAATTGAACCGCCCCGCTTTTGCGGGGCTTTTTGTTGGAGATTTCCCCCATGTCTACCCTGAAAGAACTGCGCGACGCGCAGAACGTCGTCGTGACCCAGGCGCGCGAACGCCTCGACCTGATCACTGCCAACACCGACGAGGCCCGCCAGGCCGAACTCGAGGCCGCGCACGACAAGGCGATGGGCGAGTTTGACCGCCTTGAAGGCCTGATCGTCCGCGAGACCAAGCTGGCAGAAATTGAAAAGCGCGCCGAGGACTTGCGCGTTCAGCGCCGCCCCAGCGGCGAGGCCGTGGAGGCCCGCGGCGTCGATATCGCCCCGGCCATCGAATATCGCACCGTGTTCGCCAAGGCGATTTGCGGCTCGCTGGAGAACCTGACGGCCGAAGAGCGCGCAGTTCTCAAAACCGGCAGCACTGAGTTTCGTGCGCAGTCCACCGGCGTGACCACGGCGGGCGGCTTCTTCATTCCAACCGAACTGGCGGCCACCATCATCAAGTCGATGCTGGCATGGGGGCCGATGTATGATCCCGGTGTCTCGACCGAGATGGTCACGTCGAGCGGCAACCCGATCCGTATCCCGACGGTTGATGATACCGCCGTCACCGCCGTCACCCACGCCGAAAACACCGCGCTGACCGATACCGGCGCCAAGGACGTGACCATCGGGCAAAAGTCGCTCGATGCCTTCGCCTTTGACACCCAGTTCATTCGCTGGTCGTGGGAGCTCGACGCGGATTCGATCTTCGGCATGGAGGCGCTGCTCGGCGACCTGCTGGGTGAGCGTCTTGGCCGCATCGCCAATCTGCAACTGACGACCGGGAGCGGCACGGGTGCACCAAACGGGATCGTCACGGCATCGACGCTCGGCAAAACTGCCGCTGCGATTGCCGCCATCACCTTTGATGAAATCATCGACCTCGAGCATTCGGTCGACCCTGCCTATCGCAGCTCGCCAAGGGCCGCTTTCATGATGAACGATTCCGTCTTGCAGGCGGTGCGCAAGCTCAAGGACGGTCAGGGCAATTACCTCTGGCAAAATGGCAACGTTCAGGCCGGCGTTCCCGGCACGATCAACGGGCGGCCGTTCTACATCAACCAGGCGATGGCATCGCAGGCCACGGGCGCCCGGGTCATGCTGTTTGGCGATCTCAGCAAATACTTTGTGCGCAAGGTCGGCGCGCCGGTGATCGGCGTGATGCGCGAGCGCTTCTGGCCTGACCTTGGCATCGCCGGCCTGATCCGGTTCGACGGCGAATTGTCCGACGCTGCCGCCGTCAAGCATCTCAGGAACGCATAACGAAAGGTCCAGGGCGGGCTAATAATCCGCCCCGGCACGCCCATGAAAATCAGGATGCTGACCGGCCTTGCCGGCGCCCAATATGTGCTCGGCCCCGGCGATGAGCGCGACTTTCCAAACGACGAGGCGGCGCGGCTGATCGAGGCCGGGTTCGCTGTTCCCGTCACCAACCAAAAAACCGAGCGCGCCGTTCAACGCAGCGCGCCCGAAACGCGAAAGGCCGGCGGCAATGCCAATCGTTCAGGTCACCCAGCCAGCTAGTTTCCCGGTCACCCTGGCCGAGGCGCTTACCGCCTGCCGCCTTAATGCGGGCGATGCGGACGCCGATGTGACGGCTTTGATCGGGGTGGCCACGGATTTTGCCGAAAACTATATCCTGCGGGCGGTCATGCCGCGCACGTTTGCGCTCTATGTGGGGTCATTTCCCGCGTCGTTTCGCCTGACACGCGGGCCTGCCACTGCAGTTTCCTCGCTGGTCTATTTTGATGTGGCCGGCGCTTCCCAGACCATCGCGCCTGCCAACTACACCTTTGATGCGGCCTGCGACCCGGCGCGCGTGGTGCCTGTCCCGGGCTTTACCTGGCCAGTCACGGCCATGGGCGAGAACAAGGTCATCCTGACCTATGTCGCCGGCTACACGGTCGTCCCGCCCAGCATCCGCCACGCGGTCTTGCTGCTGGTGTCGCAGTGGTATGATCAACGCAGCGCGGTCTCTGAGCGGCCGCTGAGCGCGATACCCTTCGGCGTCGCAGCCCTGCTCGAAAACTACAGGTCGTTTGCGGCATGAAGCTGACAGCATCCCTACTCAGCAGCCGCGTGACGATCTTGACCCGGGTCGATGCCCAGGAGAGCGTCTACGGCACCGACACCGTCACTTGGGTGCCGCTGGCGACCGTCTGGGCGGATGTCCAGGACGTGCTGCCAAGCCGCGCGGAGCGCCTGGCCGACAGCATCATCATCGCCAATCGCCCCTGCCGCGTCCGGATACGCTGGCGCAGCGACATCACGAGCACGATGCGGCTGCAAATGGATGGCCGAACCCTGCAGATCATCGCCGGGCCTGCTGAACTGGGCCGCCGCGAGGGGCTGGAACTGGTCGCTGAAGACCTGACGACGCAAGGACAGGAACCATGACGATTACGCTCAAGGGCGGTCCTGAACTGCTGCGCTTTCTCGATGAATTGCCCAAGAACCTCGAGCGCAACGTCATCCGCGGCGGGCTTAGGGCTGGCGCCAAGGTGATCCAGCAGCAGGCCAAGGCCAATGTGCCGGTTGAGACCGGTAAGCTCAAACGCGCGATCGGCATTGGCACCCGCACCGATGGCAGCCGCCTGAGCTCCTATGTGAAGCTGCGCGGTGCCGGCTCTTATCGCGGGCTGTTCATTGAATATGGCGTCGCGCCCCACCTGATCAGCGTTGCCGAAGCCGACCGCCCGGAGCGCACGACCCGCCATGGCCTCCGCAAGGTCAGCATCGGCACCATCAACAAGATGGTGAAGCGCGGCAGTCTGGTGATCGGCGGCAATTTTGCGGGGCCTGTGGTCATGCACCCGGGGCACGCGGCCAAGCCGTTCCTGCGCCCGGCGCTCGATCAAAAGGCCGAGGAAGCGGTGAGCGCGATGGGCGCCTACATCGCCCACCGGGTCCAGATCGGCAATCTCAAGGCCCCTATCCTCGAGGTCGATGACGAATGAACGGGGTGGTCGCGGTCCGCGCGCTGCTCGTGGTCCATACTCCGCTCACCAGCCTGGTCCCGGTCGTCCAGATCGTTGCCGGCGTCATCCAGCAAGGCTCCGCGCTGCCGGCGCTCTCGCTGATGTCGGTGAGCAGTACCGACCGCAACATCATCAAAGCCGGCGCAGTTCGCCGCGTCACCGAGCGGATTCAGGTCACAGTGCTGGCGGCCACCTATCCTGCCGCCAAGGCCATTCTCAAAGCCGTGCGACAGGCCGCAGCAGACCGCACGCCCACCATCGCCGGCATCGCCCAAGTGACCGTCCACACCGATTCTGCCGGGCCTGATTTCCTCGACGAGCAAGCCGGCATCCACATGCAGACCCAGGATTTCAGGGTCTCGTTCAACGAGGCCTGCTGAGCCTCACCATCACAAGGAACCACTGCCATGACTGTTTATACGTCCGCAGGCTCGACGCTCAGAGTGTTGGCCGCCGCTCCTGCCACCTTCGACCTGACTGGCTACAATGCGCTCGTCATGATCCTGGTCGGCGAAGTCACCGATCTTGGCGAGTTTGGCCGGGAATATGCGCTCGTCACCTTCAGCCCGGTTGGCAGCCGCGGCGTCCAGAAGAAAAAGGGCAGCTTCAACCAGGGCACGATGACCATCCAGCTTGGCCTCGACACCGACGATGCCGGCCAGATCCTGCTCAAGGCCGCCTCCCAGTCCGATGCCGATTACAGCTTCCTCGTCACCACCCAACAGGGCGATAAGTATTACTTCCGGGCGCAGGTGATGAGCTTCAAGGTCAATGTGGGCTCGGTCGACCAAATCACCGCTGCCAGCGTGACGCTGGAGCTGACCACCACCTCGGCCGGCGTCGGCGTCGTGGAATTCCTCGCGCCCTGATGCTCGCTAATCGCCGCAGATATTGCGGTGATCAGGCGTTGTTTTCACCGCATCCCCATCATCAAAGGACACTTCAATGTTCGATATCACCACTTTGTCTGCCGCCGAGACCTCGACCGTGGAACTGCTCGGCGGCGACGATGCCCCGCTCTATGACGACAAGGGCAAGCCGCTATCGATCACCGTCTACGGCCCGGGCACCAAGATTTACCAAAAGGCGCAGGCCCGCCAGCAAAACCAGCTGATGGACAAGATCAAGAAGCGCGGGAAGATGGACCAGTCGGCCGAGGACAAGGCCGCCGAACAGGCCGAGTTTCTCGCTGCCTGCACGGTCAGCTTCAACGGCTTTGCCTATCCGCCGGCGCAAGGCACCGAGGGCCCGGAGCATTTCCGCAAGGCCTATGCCGACCCCTCGATCGGCTTCATCGCCGCGCAGGTTGCGGCCCACATCAACGACTGGGCAAATTTTACGAAGGGCTCAGCGAAGAACTGAGCCTCTACGTCCGGCAACTGGCCTGGCTGAGCACTACGCCCAAGCCTCGGCCTGGCAAACACGCAAAGCCGGGTTCGGACCCCAACACCAAGTCCCGGATGCAGGTCATGATCGCCGATGGCCTGGTGCCGGACTTTCCTGCGGTCCGGACCCTATGGATCATCGATACCCTCATGGAGATCGGCCCATCCGAGGCCGGCGCCATAGGGCAGGTTCCTCTGTCATGGGCGGGCATTGATCACTGGCAGCGTTGCATCGGGGTGGAGCTTGCGCCCTGGACCTGCCGGTTGATCCGCCGCCTATCGATCGAGTTTGTTGCCGAGGCGCAGCGCGCTGCGGAGCCAGAGTGTCCGGCACCATGGGCAGATGTTGCCGACGACACCAACCGCGCCGCCGTATCCCGCAAGGTCTCCAATGCCTTCCGGGCACTGGTCATCGAGAAGGAGTGACCCGACATGCGCGCCGGCACCCTCGAGATTGAACTGCTCACCAATGTCGCCCGCCTCCAAAAGGAGATGGCCGACATGAAGCGTTCCGTGGCTGGCGCCATGGACGGTGTATCTGCGTCGACTGCGGATGCAGGCAGGTCGATTGACTCTCTCGTCTCTGGCAGCCTGACCAGCGTGGCGGCAAAACTGGCGTCATTTGGAGCCGCCGTCGCGGTTCTCAACAAGGTCAAAGATGCTACGCTTGAATTCAGTGCGGCCATGACTGAGGTCAGCACCTTGGTTGACACGTCGCGCGTCAGCATGGCGGAGCTGACCAAGGAGGCGCTTCGGCAGGCCGGCGCGTTCGGGACCGGCGCGGCGGAGCAGGCAAACGCCTACTATCAGATCATCAGCGCCGGGGCGTCCACCGCCGCGCAGGCAACCGCGACGCTGACCGCCGCGAACAAGCTGGCCGTTGGCGGCATTACCGACGTTCGCACCGCCGCGGACGGCCTGACCAGCGTGCTCAATGCCTATGGTTCCAAGGCAGGGTCGGCAACAGACGTTTCGAACGCCATGTTTACGGCAATGAAGGCGGGCAAGACGACCATTGCTGAACTATCTACCAACCTTGGCGCGGTCGCGCCGCTGGCGGCGCAGATGGGCGTGAGCTTCGATGAACTTACCGCCGCGACCGCCGCTCTCACCAAAGGCGGCATCAACACCAGCGTTGCCGTCAATGGCCTGCGTGCCATTCTCGCCGCTGTCGCGAAGCCCGGTGACGAAGCTGCAAAGATGGCGGCAGCTCTTGGCATAGAGTTCAGCGCAGCAGCCGTGCAGTCCAAAGGACTGGCCGACTTTATCGACAACATTAACACCAAGACCGGCGGCAACGTCGAGGCGCTGTCCCTGCTGTTCGGCGGCGTCGAAGCGCTTGTCCCCGTCCTCGCGCTCTCGGGCCAGGCAGGGGAAGACTTCAGCACCATCCTCGACCAGATGAAAGTCAAGGCCGGGGCCACAGATGAGGCCTTCGCCAAGGTCAACGCGGGGGCCGCACAGCAGCTCAAGGTGATCTTTGCCACGCTGGCCGCAGATGCGATTGCCATTGGCCTTGGTATTGCCGATTGGATGACCCCTGCCTTGACTGTCGCCGCTGGCATTATTTCAGGAGCAGAGCAGCCGACGTTGGCGCTGGATTTTGCGCTCAAGGCGGTTGCCGTTACGGCCGGCGCCGTCCTGACGCGATCACTCTGGCTTATGCTCGTGCCAGCGGTCCTCGCATCCCCGACGTTCCTGGCGCTCGCCTTTTCCGTGTCTGTAGCTGGCGTTGCCAGCACAGCTGCGGCGGTTGGCGTCGGGTTTATGACCATCGCTGTCAATTTACTGCTCGGCCCTGTCGGCTTGGCCGTTCTCGCGATTGGCGCGCTCACGGCTGCCTGGGTATATTTTGCAGGAAAGCAGCGGGCTGCGCAGGCCGAGATTGACGCGACCGCTGCCAAGCAGGCCGATACGGCAAAGGCAGCCGCAGCACAGTCAGACGCGGCGAAGGTTGCCATAAAGGCCGAAGCTGCCGCCGCCGCGATTGCCGCAAAAGCAAAGGCCGATGCCTCCGCCCTGGCAGGCAAGGCTGCCGCTGCGCTCAAGGCCGGCGCTGAAAAGAAGCCCAAGGTCACCGAGGAAGAACGCGCAATTAAAGCCGCCATAAAGGCTACGGATACCTACATCGAAAGCCTGCAACGCGAGATCGCCATATTCGGCAAGACCCCTGAGCAAGTCCGCGCCATCAATGTCGCGCGTGAACGCGGGACGGCTGTTACCGATGGCCAGCGCCAGGCGATCGACAAGCTCTCCGCCGCGCGCGAAGTCCTTTTTGCTGCCGAGATGAAGGCCAAGGGCATCAAGGCCGATGCTGATATTGAGCGCAACACGCTGCAACCATTGCGCGATGAACTGGCGCTGATCGGCCTGATCGGCGACGCGCGCGGCAAAGCCTTGCTGGCGCAGAATCTGGCGGCACTGGCAGCAGAAGAAACCGCGTTCATGGCCGATGCCGTCACGCGGGGCGTCACCAATGCGGATGCCGCATGGCAGGCATATTCTTTCACCACGGCAGCCATACTGAATGGGCAAAGCGTTTTTGACCGTGAGACTCTTGCGGTCGCAGCCTATCTGTCCAGCCTCGACGCAATGGCATCGCAAACCCAGCGGGCGGCCCAAGGCATGGCCGAGGCGTTCGGCAGCGTCGGCGGCGCTATTGGTGCGGTTGCCTCCGAAATCTCCCAGTTCGCTGCTGATCAGGTGGCTGCGGCCAGGAAGGTCGCCGACGCCGAGCGCGCCTATGGCAGGACTTCGATGCAATATGCCGATGCCCGCACCGCGCAGGCGTCGGCTGAAATCAATCACTATGGCAACCTTGCCTCGGCAGCGAAGGGCTTCTTCAAGCAGGGAAGCGCCGGCTACAAGGTTCTGGACGCTGCAGAAAAGGCCTTCCGGGCCTATGAGCTCGCGATCGCGATCAAGAACGCGGCGGTCAAAATCGGGCTGATCGGGACTGTCACCGGCGCGGCGGTGCTCGGTTCCACCACCGAAGTCGCAGCGACCGCCACTGCCGAGACAGCCAAGACGGGCCTCAGCATCGGCGGCGCACTCGCACGCATACCGCTCAAGATCGCAGAAGGCGCGGCCAGCATATTTGCGGCACTCGGCCCATTTGGCTTCCCGGTCGTTGCCGCGATGCTCGGCGTCATGGCTGCGCTTGGCGTTTCGGCTCTCTCGGGAGGTGGCAGCAAACCCTCACCCGCCAATGACGGCACCGGCACGGTCTTTGGCGACAGCGCGGCGAAATCCGAGAGCATTGCCAAGGCCATCGATCATCTGCGCGAGATCGACACGCTGACCATGCGCTATTCCGCTGCCATGCTGGCATCGCTCAAGAGCATCGAGGCCAATATCGGCGGGCTCAGCAACCTGATTATCCGCACCAATGGCGGCGAGGCGTCGGCCGCCGGCATCCAGACCGGGTTCAAGACCAGCATCACCGGTGTCCTGGGCGCGATCCTTGGGCCGGTCGGCAGCCTCATCAAGTCGCTGTTTGGCACCAAGACCAGCATCATTGGCCAGGGCATCTTCGGCGGGGCGCAGTCGCTCGGCGGCATTGTAGACGGCGGGTTCCAGGGGCAATATTACACCGACGTCCAGAAAAAGAAGAAGTTCCTCGGGATCACGACCAGCACCAGCTACAGCACGCAATATTCCGCTGCGAGCGCGGAACTGGAGCGCCAGTTCAGCCAGATCTTCACGGGCTTTTATGACGCCATCTCGGCCGCTGCCGGCCCGCTCGGCCTCTCGCTTGGCGAGGTTCAGACCCGCCTCGACAGTTTTGTTGTCAACGTCGGCAAGATCGATCTGAAGGGCCTGACCGGTCAGGAAATTCAGGAGAAGCTGGCAGCGGTGTTTGGCGCGGCCGCTGACAGCCTCGCCCGCTATGCAGTGCCGGGGCTCGACAAGTTCCAGAAGGTCGGCGAAGGCTATTTTGAGACGCTGGTGCGCGTCGCCTCGAGTGTCGAGGCGGTCGCCAGCTCGGTGACCATGCTGGGGCGCTCGGCCAATCTCACGATCGCCGCGGCCATGGATCTGGTCGACCGGTTCGGCTCAGCCAGCGACATGCTGTCGGCGACCGGAGAGTATTTCTCGCTCTACTATTCCAATGCCGAGCAGGCCGCGGCGCGCACCGCGCAAATGACCGCGGCCCTCGCCGGTTTGGGGCTTGCTATGCCGGGCAGCATTGCTGGCTTTCGTGCGCTCGTCGACGCGCAGGACCTCACCACCGAGGCTGGCCGCGCGGCCTATGTTGCGCTGATCCAGCTGGCGCCGGCCTTTGCCGATCTGGTCGGCGCAGCGCAGGATGCCGCCAGTGCTGCGGCCATTGCCGGCGAGCGCCTGTCGCTGCAGCGCCGGATGCTCGAGGTGCAGGGTGATACAGCGGCGCTGCGCGCGCTTGATCTGGCCCAGCTCGATGCCTCAAACCGGGCGCTGCAACAGCAGATCTGGGCGCTGGAAGATCAGACCAAGGCCGCCGAAGATGCCGCTGCCGCTGCGGAAAAGCTCAAATCCGCCTGGGCGCAGATCACCGATGGCCTGATCGCCGAGATCAAGCGCATCAGGGGCGTGATGGGCGACAAGCCCAGCAGCTATGCCGCGGCGCTGACGGACTTCAACACGGCCTCGATGCGGGCGCGGGCCGGCGATCAGGAAGCGGCCAAGTCGCTGCCCGGCCTCAGCCAGACATTGCTGTCGGTCGCCGCCGATACGGCCAAGTCTGCCGAAGATCTGGCCCGGCTGCAGGGCCTGACCGCTTCCAGTCTCGAACAGACCTTGGGCATAATCAATCAGGCGGCCGGGACGACGGCGGGATCGGCTGCCGCAACGGCCGGCATGCCTGGCTGGTGGGACCAGTTCGCCGCCAACCAGATCGCAGGTGCATCGCCGGCGGCCAATGAAGGCCAGAGCGCGCTGATCGATGAACTTCAGGCTCTACGGCAGGAGGTCGCTGACATGCGCGGCGAACAGCGCATTGCCTCGGCCGCGATCGCGTCGGGGACCGCCAAGACCGCGCGCATTCTGGAACGGGTCACCCCTGACGGGGATGCCCTGGCCACGCGGGCCGCGGCATGAAGCTGATCCGCCCCACTGCCATCACCGATGCCATGCTGACCAGCAGCACGGCTCCGGAAACCGACCATGCCGTTTGGGCCGCCGGTACAGCCTATGTCGCCGGTAACCGGGTTATCCTGACCTCGACCCACCGGCGTTACGAAGCGCTCGCGGCATCGACCGGCGTCAGCCCTTCGAGCGATCCGACCAAATGGCTCGATATCGGTCCGACGAACCGCTGGGCCATGTTCGATGCCCGGGTCGGCACCGCGACCATCCGCACCGGGTCGGTCTCGGTCGTGCTGGTGCCTGGCGGCATCGATGCGGTTGCCCTGATCGACACCGATGCCGAAAGCGCCACCGTCACCGTCACGGCGGCCTCCGTCGTGGTCTATAGCCAGACGATCTCGTTCAACGTCGGCGGCATCCCGATCGACGATTGGTTTGTCTGGTTCTTCGAGCCGATCGGCGTCAAATCCTCGCTGCTGTTCCTCGATGTGCCGGTCTATGACGCCGGCGTCGTCACGGTCACGCTTGTCCGCGACAATCCCGCCGCCAGCGTGTCGTGCGGAACGCTGATTGTCGGCCGCCAGATGACGCTGGGCGATACCGAGCACGGCGCCGACATTGGCATCCTCGACTATAGCCGCAAAGAAACCGACCAGTTCGGCGTGACCTCCGTGACCCCGCGCGCCTGGGCCAAGCGGATGACCGCCCGGGTCGTCATGAACACCGAACAGATCGACGACATCTACCGCACGCTGGCCCAGCTGCGCGCCACGCCGGTCCTGTGGATCGGCTCCGAAGGGTTCGAGAGCCTGTCGGTCTACGGCTTCTACAAAGAGTTCTCGATCGACCTCGCCTATCCCACCGTCAGCTATTGCAGCCTCACGATTGAGGGCCTGACTTAAAGTCGGAGCATTCCCATGCCGATTACAGCCTTGCCGACGCCGCCGTCCCGCGCGGACGCGGCGAACTTCTCCACGCGTGCTGATGCCTTTCTGGGCGCATTGCCGAACTTCGTTACCCAGGCCAATGCGCTCGCCACCGAGACCAACGGCTATGCCTCCAGCGCCGCGGCCAGCGCTACCACCGCCGGGACCCAGGCGACGAACGCAGCCACCAGCGCGACCAGCGCCGCTGCCAGCTATGACGCCTTCGACGATCGCTATCTGGGCTCGAAGGCCGCCAACCCGACCCTCGACAATGATGGCGCCGCGCTGCTGACCGGCGCGCTCCACTGGAACACGACCGCCGCTGAAATGCGGGTGTGGACCGGGTCTACCTGGGTCGCGGCCTATGTCTCGGCCGGGGCCTATGCACCGCTCGCGTCGCCGGCGTTCACCGGTGTCCCGACCGCGCCGACGGCAGCAGCTGATACCAACACAACCCAGGCTGCGACCACGGCGTTTGTGCTGGCGCAGGCTTCCGCCACCACGCCTGTCGTCAATGGCACGGCGGCGGTCGGCACGTCGGTTCGCTTTGCCCGCGCAGACCATGTCCACCCGTCCGATACATCGCGCGCACCGCTCGCCAGTCCGCAGTTTTCCGGCAGCGTCGGTATCGGCATCGCGCCGGCGGCCCCGCTCGATGTCGCGGGGCGCGGGCGGTTTTTGCAGGACAGCGCGGCGACCACCGGCGCGATCATCCTGCGCCAGAATGCCGGCGATACGGTCGGTGCCTACATCCAGTGGGTGAACAACGCCAACTCCGGCGAAAAGGGCTGGATCACCGTAAACACGGCGGGCGACATGATCTTTGCGCCGGCCAGCATCGAACGGCTGCGCATCACGGCCGCAGGGATCATCCAGGACGCATCTGCGCTGGAGCTGGGCTTCAAGGATATTCCGCAGAACGCGAGGACTGCCGCCTACACGCTGGCTCTGGCCGATCGCGGCAAACATATCAGCATCACCACCGGCGGCATCGTGATCCCGGCAAACGCCTCGGTCCCATTCCCGATCGGCGCGACGATCGTCATCCACAATGACAGCGCGGTCGCCCAGACGATCTCGACCACCACCGACACGCTGCGCCAGGCGGGCACCGCCAATACCGGGACGCGGTCCATCGACGTCTTTGGGCTGGCGACCCTCATCAAGGTCAAGGCGACGACCTGGTTGATCTCCGGTGCGGGGCTGAGCTGATGGCGGGCGTGCTATCTGCGTTGCTCGGCACTGGCAGTGATGGCCAGCGGGTCGAGCTCCCGGTCAACTATTACCAATATTCCGATAAATACAGCGCGGTTGAGCAGTATGGCGGCGATGGCGGCTACTTCTCGTCACTCGTTGGCGGGAACTTCGCGCCCGCCACATGGCAGGGCCGCACCATCCGGTCGATCGTCCACAACTATGACTTCTATGCCGGGACCTCGAGCACGCTGATCGGCATCGACGGTTACAATGCCGTACCGGCGCCTCAGCGCTTGCGGATCAACGGCACGAACTTCACACTCGGCGCGGGCTCGGTCACCTTCCTCACCAACGTGACGGGGATTACCTTCAGCCCGTCGCCGACCAACAACATCAACTGGACATCGCATGGCCTTGCCGTGGGCGACCCGGTCCAGTTCTATTGCACCGGCGGCATGCCCAGCGGGATCACGGCCTTCACCATCTACTTCGTCCAGTCGGTGGTCAGTGCCAGCGCATTCAAGATCGCGGCGACCTCCGGGGGTGCAGCGATCAGCTTTACAGGTACCGGATCAGGCACCCGTTACGGCTACAAGAATCCCATCACCTCGTATCAGGCAGGCGGGACGCTGAGCGGCAACCCTTTTGCGTCGATGCTCCCGCGCGCCGCCACCATCACCATTGCCAGCCCCGCGACTGTCACTGCGGCGGCGCACGGTCTCGCCAATGGCAAGCAGGTGCAGTTCACAACCAGCGGCGCGATTCCCACCGGCATCCTCGCCAACACGACCTACTTCGTCATCAACGCCGCGACCGACACGTTCAACATTGCGGCCACGCAGGGCGGCGCTGCGATCGGCACGTCGGGCAGCCAGTCGGGCAGCCACGTCGTCCGCGAGGTCGTCTCGGTCACTGTCAGCTAAGGAAAAACGCGATGCAAGAAGACCGCCGGCCCACGGTCACCGATGAGGTGATTGCGATCAACGACGACCTCGATATCAACTATGGGGTGTTCCGCAACGGGTTAACGTTCAGCCGGGCGGCCAACTCGTGGCGGCTCTGGCCGATGCTCGAGTTCGTGGCCCCGAAGCTCAATCCCGCCATCACCGAAATGTACGACGAAGGGGTCGCCTGGACGCTGTGCGAGCATGTCTCAGTCGTCACCAACGGGTGGGCGGATTACGTGTTTGAAGGCCCCGATGGCCCGATCACGCAGCGGTGGACGTCCGGCTTTCACAATGTCGAGAATGGCGGCGGCTATCTGCCGGCAGGTGCCTTCACCCGGCACTTCTACGATGACTTCACGCTTTGCTGCGTGATCCAGAAGCTTAAGCGCACCTTGGGCCGGCACTACCAATTCCATGTCGTCACGGCGCCCACGCTGCTGGAGGCCGATGCGCTGTTTGTCCATTACGCCACGGGCGCTCGTCAGCGGCAGACCGACTTTGACATTGCTGCCGGCCAGCAGATTGAAGCCAGCCCGGCCGTCATCGCCATCATCGGCAGTGTCATTTGATGGCAGGCAATCCCGATCGTGACCCCGCCGTCGAGATCGCCCTGATCCGCGCCGACCTTGAGGGTGTGCAGGAAGAGCTGAAGGCCGTCCGAAAAGAACTGAAAGAGCTGCTCGAAGCCTGGAACACCGCGACCGGCATGGTCCGGTTCGTCAAATGGCTGTCGACCCTGATGGCCGCGCTGGCGGTCGTCTACGCCACCATCAAAGGCCTCTCAGGCCGCTAATCCCAGGAGACATTTATGACACCGCTGCCACCGGCTTATGGCTGGATCGATGACCTGCGCCCGCTGCCCAGGATGCTGCAGGAGGCTCGCAAACTTTACGGCGCCTTCGAGTTTGCAGGCTCGGCCGACAATCCGTTGATCCTTGGCTGGGCCAAGGAGGTCGGGCTCGCCAAATCCTACAATGACGACGCCATCCCCTGGTGCGGCCTGTTCATGGCCGTGGTCGCCAAGCGCGCCGGTAAGGTAATCGTGGATGGTCCGCTCTGGGCGCGGAACTGGGCGGCGTTCGGCAAAGCTGCCGATGAGGCGCAGCTAGGCGATGTGCTGATGTTTCGCCGCGCCGAGAGCGCTGGCCATGTCGGGCTCTATGTTGGCGAAGACTACGGCGCCTATCACGTGCTCGGCGGCAACCAGTCCAACGGCGTGAGCATCACCCGCATCGCCAAAGCCCGCTGCATCGCCGTGCGACGGCCGATCTACCGGGTCCAGCCGGCAAGCGTAGCGCCTGTTCACTTGGAACTAGCGGGCGATCTTTCAACCAACGAAGCCTGATCCATCGGCCCCACGAAGGGTCTCGCCTGCCCCCGCCTTTGCGGGCTTTTTTATTGGAGAAACGGCATGGAAGATCTGAAACCCTGGTGGGCCTCAAAGGCCATCTGGACCGGCGTCATCGGCAGCGCCTGGGGCGTGGCCGGTGCGCTCGGTTTGCTGCCTGCGGGCCTCAGCGAGGCCGACGTTCTGACCGTGGTGCTGGCGATCACCGGCATCGCGGGCGTGGTGTTCCGGAAGACGGCGAAGGCGCGGATTGGATAAATACCTATCAGTTGGAGGGGCGACCCGGACCAGCGTCCGGGCACGGACGGCAGGATCGGCGGCAGCCACAGTTTCGACAGACAACACGACTTATTCGAAATCGGCCATTTAGGAGTTCAAACTCCGTCTTGCCGCATGTGCGATCCGGCGCGGGCATGTGCTGACTAGAATTCAGGTCCGTCGAACACTGCCATCCGATCGAATCTCCAAGACCGGCTTCACAAGTTCGAAATCGGTCGCATCTCTCGCAAACGCAGTGAGCCTTGCCTGCGATAGGGCGACGCTCATGAGGTGCATGTCCGTATTCTGATGTCCACCTTCGGCCGAGAATCCAGCATCGATGCCGACACCGCCACGGTCCGTTAGCAGGTAACGCGCGTGGAAATCGGCTCCATCTTTCTTCTCACGCCAACAATAGAGTAAAACGGCGAGCCCCTCTGGAATCACCCCATTGAAAAGCTTCGCCGCCTCTCCCTCCAATTCGGCATTGGTCGGTTTGTTGTTGTGGTAACGGTAGTGGATTTCGCAGGCTGCGCTTGGGTTATCCGCTTTAACTACTGCGAGGCACGCCCGAAGTGTCGACTTGTAGCGCGCATTGTAGGGATCGAAAAAAGGATCAACGAACAGAATACGAGTGCTGACCCGAAGAAAGGCACCCAGAGCCGCTGCAATAAATTCAGCCTCTCGGGAAACCGCGAGATCTTGTACCACCGCCATGAGTGGCTGGTGCTCATCGACATCGGCTACAAGCAACACGGCAGCGTTCCCGCCAAGATTTTGTTGGGCGATGATGGCGTGGAAAGGAGCGCGCTGGTTCTCGGTCAGCGCGTTATCGATCCAAGACATCTCAGAGTTGTAGGGCCGCCCAAAATCAACCACTGCCAGTTTGGCGTTTCGTAAGCGCTCGACAATGCTTGCCATCCGAATGGCCGGCACGCCCGCCTCTTTGGCGGCCTGAATGACCTTCTTTTCCCATTTGCCCGGAAACCGCGAAATCAACCGACCGCGATCAAAACCAAACTTTTCGATCAAGTAGCGGAAGTTTTGCCAGCTTGAGCCGATGGCCTGCGGCTCCACCGCGTATTCGAAGAGCATCAGAACAGCTCCTCAGCGCGTTCTTCAAAGAAGCCCTTCGGCCAACGGTCGATGAATTCTCCCTCGGGATCGACGCGCAGCGGGCGGAAGCGCACGCCATTATCGCTGCTCTCGACATAAATCACCGCGAGATCATTCGGCGACAAACCGATCACGCCGGGCGGCACCTCGTTCTCAGTTTTCTCGCGGATGCGCCGAAGCAGGCGCAGCATAATGTGTTCGCTGTGGGTTTCGACGAGTAGCGTCTTGCCCGCGCCGACGATGCTTTCACTCGTCTGCACTGCCTGGATGAACAGATCGCCCAGGCCGACCTGAATGGCGGGATGCACGTGCAGTTCCGGCTGCTCGATCGCAAGAATGCCCTGCTGGCTTCGAAGACAGCCGACGATCACCGGGATCATTTGCGATATGCCGACACCCACATCGCTCGGCGCCACGATGATTCCTTTTTCGAAGTCGCGCAGGGCGATTTCAGAACGTCCGCCGAGCGTCGCGTACAGCTCTTGCAGCTCGCCCAGATCGTCTTCGGAAAGCCCGCGCTCAAAAAGCTGGTGGAACCGGCTGGGAACCGGAAGCTCTTTGAACTGGAACTTCTCAAGGCGATAGCCAGTCTTCAGCCGCTCTTCGCTGCCAAGCCAGGCGTTGACCTCTTCCAACAGCTTGCCAGACGGGTCGGTATAAAGCAGGTCCCAAGCGGCAAGGCCTTGCGCCCAGCGCGATTCATCCGGAGACAGACGCGGGCGATACTTTCGGCTGGGAATTTCGCGCAGCGGGCCGACATAAGTCATTGCGCTAAGGTAGTCGCGGACGATGCGGATCGGCCCAAGCACAAGCTCGTCCAGCAAGGCACTTAAGCCAGCTCTGCGGCGACGTTCAAGTTCGTATTCATCGGCCGCGGCGCGCTCGGATTCCTTGCTAAGGCGCGGGATCTCTGCGCCCGCGGCGAAGCGATGACGAATGAGGTTGTGGTCTATCTCAACCAGATCAAGGCCGAGTGGTCGATCCAAGTCCGGAAGCGCGCCAAGTACCGTCTCGACAGCGATCCGGAATTCGACCGTGTGGTTTTCGGTCGCGTCCGCGGAGATTTCGCGAGACAGTTCCCAGATCTCATTGCCGAGTGGCGTCGAGAAGGGATCGTCCAGGAAGTCGTCCTCAACGCTCGGTTCAACTTCATCGAGCTCTTCTTCGACAATCTCCATCAAGTCGTCCAGGTCGATGGCCGCTTGCAGGAGCGGATGCGAAAAATTGAAGGCCGTCAGATGTGCGCGGCCGTGCTGCGCGGGCGAGTGAAGCTCCGCGACCGCTGCGCCATCAATCTCCACCAGCACCTTCGCGATATACGGTGCCTGGAGCAAGTCACTCCAGCGAACTTCGAGGCCCAGGGCGATGTCCTGAACGACCGCGTACTCCTTCAGCCCCGTGTTCTCGCCGACTAGGTAGCGGATTCCGAGGTTTCTGAAATCGGGCTCGCCTAGGCTGCCGCCGGAGTTCAGTGGCAGGCGCTCGCTTCCTTGGTCGTCCCGAAGGTCGATGCAGACCTTGAGCCTGATCGCGCGATTGAGATCATGTCCATGAACGAGTGTCGCAAAGCCTCCGAGATCGATCAGCCCACCAGCAATCGTTTGGTCCGGGTCGGCGTTCCGGCGCTCAAGGATTTCGCGCAAATAGTGCAAGGATTGAAGGATGGTGCTCTTGCCGGCGCTGTTGGGACCGAAAAGCAGTGTGATCGGCTTCAGATCGATGATCTGTGCGGCGCTGATGCCCTTGAAGTTTCCAATCTCGATCCGGCTGAGGCGCATGTGGCGATCCTATAGTTCGCCGCGAAAGGCGCGTTGCGAGAGTGTGTTGAAAAGTTCTGCCGCTTGGATCGACGCCTCCCGCAGCAACCTGCTAGCTTTGATCTGTTTCTCAAATACTTTCCCAAATTTCTCTTGCTCGCTCGGCTCTGGACGAAGGAACTCGATTTTCTGAAATTCCCCCTTGCTAATCATTCCCTTCATGGAGTTTGTCGACGACCTCAAAACAAGCGTTTTTCCAATCAGAAATTGCGCATATAGAAAGTATATATTTACGTCTTTGTAGGGCGTTATTGCATTTATCTGTTGATTGCACGCGACTGAACGATCAGCTATGGCCGCTCTGCCAATGCTTGCAGGACTGCCGGCAATGCAAGTAACAAGGATTGAGCCTTTTGGCACGATCCTACCCAGCGCCTTACCTTTCACAGAAAGACCTTCGGCCGCGCGGGTCAAAAAATGCTCTTCTGTGTTGACATTGTCGGACTTGATCCATTCTACCGCATCGCCGAAATTTCCTGGATCAGATCGGGGTGGCGTATTTCCAGTAACAATCTTTCCAAACTTGCCAAGCGGCTGCTTAGGTAAGCCTTTTGCATTCACAATCGGATCGCCGAACTTTTCCAAAAAGACAGACCGAATGAAATCGTCTGCAAGGGCGAGCGATTGCTGGCGTTTAATTCGTATTGAATCAGCCTTATCTAAATTCTCGGCGATAATCTCCTGCTCACGAATCGTGTTCGGCAACGGAATTAGAATATTCGCCAAAGCGCTAAGCGTGAGCGCCTTCTGTGTTGCACCAGTACACAAACGGTTTTTTTCTGCTTGGAAATGCGCGCTCATAATAGACCAGAATAGGTACCTCGGATGAACCATACCTTTCCGAGATCTCAAATTAAAAAACCCGGTAGAGAAAATTGCGTCTCTCGCTTCACCGTTAATGTGAAGAACCTTTTCCGTCGCCTGCATTTTTGCAAACAGCACGTCACCTGGCTTGCTCACCAGGTTTGCGCGCGATGGTCGATTGTCAAAAGTTACGGATACCCCTTGGAGTAGTGTCGCACCTTCAACATCGGCTGTCGCAAAATATTGTCGCTCACCGTCGAACCAAGACGGACCGCCAGTAACATTCTGCGCCACTTTGAGAATGGGCTCAAAATTCATCCGATTAGTTCCTCTAGCTCGGCAAGTTCAATCGCGATTTTGTCGTTCAGCTTTTTCATGCGATTCAGAATATCGGCTGGTGCTTCGTACTCCTGCGCGACTTGCGGACGAACTTTGTACTTGCTTAGCGACAGGTCATAGTTCGCATCCCTGACTTCTTGGGCAGTAACAAAGAAAGCCTTCCTCGTCCGGTCTACGCCGGCCTTCGAATCCCGGCTTCGCCATGAAGCTAGGCAATCCGGCAGATCGTTTTCTTCCTCGGGCTCGCGCTTGTCATCCAGCGAGTAACCATCCGCTTGCACGTCATAGAAGAAAACATCGTCGGTGCGCCCGCCTTTGGTGAACACCAGAATGCCGGTGCTGACCCCCGCATAGGGCTTGAACACACCGCTCGGCAGCGAGATCACCGCTTCAAGCTGGTTGTGATCCAGCAGCAGCTTACGCAGCGCAACGTGGGCGGTGGACGAGCCAAACAACACGCCATCCGGCACGACGGTCGCCGACCGCCCGCCTGTCTTCAACATGCGCAGGATCAGCACGAGGAACAGCAGTTCCGTCTTTTTGGTCTTCACCTGACGCAGCAGCGATGCGTGAACGTCCTCGAAATCGAGGCTGCCCTTGAACGGCGGGTTGGCGAGCATCACGTCGAAACCTTCTGCAGCCGCCTTGGGGAACTTGTCGGTGAAGCCCGCACTCAGCGTGTCCTGATAATGGATATCGGGATCGTCGACGCCATGGAGCATCAGATTCATGGCGGCGATGCGCAGCATGGTCGCGTCAAAGTCGAACCCGTGGAACATGGCGCTGCGAATATGGTCGCGGTGGTCCTCCAGCAGATCGCCGGTGTAAGTCTTCTCGGTCTTGCCGGTCTCGGGATCGGTCTCCTCCAGAATGCCCTCGGGCGAGGTGTAGGTTTCCAGCAAATATTGCATCGTCTGGACCAAGAAGCCGCCCGTGCCGCACGACGGATCACTGATCACGTCGGTGGGCTTGGGATCAAGCATCTCGACCATTAACCGGATGATGTGCCGCGGCGTGCGGAACTGGCCGTTGATGCCCGCGGTGGTCAGCTTGCTGAGGAGGTACTCATAGAGATCGCCCTTGGCGTCGCCTTCGGTTAGGGGCAGCTGGTCGATCATGTTGACCGCCTTCACCAGAAGGCTCGGCTTCTGGATCATCAGCAGCGCGTCCTTCATGAACTCCGCGAAGGCTGTGCCGCTGGTCGATGCCTTCCTGAAATGCGGGAACACCTTGTCACGGACCAGAGGCAGCATGGCGTCGGCGCCCAAGTGCCGGAATTGCGACCAGCGCAGGCTTTGCTCATCGTCCGAAAACCGGCGCTGAAACGACTTCCCCGTCCGCTTCTGGCGGTTCTCGTCACGTGTTTCGTTGATGTCGAGCAGGCGCGCGAACATGAGGAAAGTGATCTGCTCGATCACGGTCAACGGGTTGGTGATGCCGCCCTGCCAGAACTCCGTCCAGAGAGCGTCCACCCTGCGCTTAAGATCACCCGTAATCATTTAGTTCTCCGTCCATTCAGGGGATTCTTTTGTGCCCGCGCTGGCCGCTGTGGGCGGCGCAAAGACGCTGAGGATGTCGAGAAGATCGTCGATTTCCTCCGGCTTTTCGAAGACGCCATCCAGGCCGTCAGCGTCGACGACCGTGAACGGCTGCTCATAGAGGCGATCAAGCGTAACAGACCCGAACCGAGCGATGTGATTTTGGAGCAGCCCGAGGAAGCGGGTCTGCTTCGCCGTAAGGCTGGGATGCCGCAGCGCGAATTCCGCGAATCTTGCTGCAACTGCCTCCGGGTCGAGCCCGACAATCGACCGGATCGCGAATTCCAACGGAAACGCCGTGTCGGCAAAGAACTCTTCGAGCACGTCACGGCTCGCATTCGGGCTTTGGATCAGGACGAGCGAAACAAGGGCCTGGATGTCGGCATCGGAAACGGCTTCGCCCGCGCGAATCTTTTTCAGGGTCGTGTTCGTATCGAAGTGCCGCTTCAACTCGGCCTCGACGATCTGCTGGTATGCCTTCATGTCGACAGTCTTCAGACTCGTCGTCCGACGATTTGTCTGGAAGCCAGTGGCATCTTCCGTCACGTCGATGATCTTCGCCGGCAGCGGCGTGGCACCCTGCCGGTCGCGATGATGCATGATTTCCCGGAGCGGCTTGCGCACCGATTCCAGATCGGCGACGGTTAAGCCGTTCCAGAACTCGTCGGTTTTGACCCGCTTGATGACCTCTGCCTTTTCCCGAACCGGGTTGAGGTGCATCAGAAGCGCCGAGAGCCGATCGAGTAGATCGATTTTCAGGTCGGCTACGTCTGCAGACTTTCGAAGCACTGCGATCTGGGCGCGCGCCATCAAGAGATCCAGCGCGTAGGCATCGCTCAATCCGCGAACGTTTCGCCATTGCATGAGGGGTGCGATGAGCTGCCGGAGCATCGCAACGGTCGCGGGCGCAAAGGCTTTGAGCGTCGCCGGAACGGCCACAGCGCGCTTCTCACGCCACTTTTCGCGGACCGATACAGAATCCTCGGGCAGTGCTTCGATGTCTTTCGCAATGAGCTCTATCACCTGGTCGAAGATCGCAACTTCGCTCATTCGAAGCGCCGTCTCGGCGAGCAGCACGCGTTCCTCGAATACCAACTGGAGCAGGGGCTTCGACTGAGCCGGCTCGGCCGGCCGGTAACCCATTTCAAAGCGTTCGAAGTTCCCCCAGTGATCGAATATCCGAAAGATTTTCTTGTCCTTGCCCGGCCCGAACAAATCGGGCTTCAGGCGTGTTCCGCGCCCGATCATCTGCCAGAACTTGACAGGCGAACGGACTGGTTTGGCGAAGACAAGGTTCAGGATCTCGGGGATGTCGATGCCGGTATCGAGCATATCGACCGAGATCGCGATTGTGAGCTCAGAGTTTGCACCGTCACCCTTGAAATCGTCGATCAGCTGCTCTGCGCGTGGGTCGTAGTTGTCGATGACCTGACAGAAGCGTCCGCCGTACTGCGGATACATCTCATCGAACATCTGCCGCATGAGCACAGCATGTTGGTGGTTTCGCGCGAAGATGATGCTTTTGCCTGGAAGCTGGCCAGTGGCGTCACGCAGCCCGTTCTCCATCAGGTTGCGAAGGATTGCGCGGTTGGTGTCTTTGTTGTAGATAATTTTGTCGATTTGTTCTGATGAGAAATCGTACTGTGCCGGGTCCTCGCCCTGCTCCTCGAGCTCCTGGATCTGCTCTTTTGTCAGGATGTCGAGCCTGATCCCCTCGCGGAGGAACTGGGTCGTATGCTCGAAAACTTCAAACGGCGTAAGGAACCCATCCTGAACTGCCTGTTCAAGATCGTAGTTCGCTGTCGGCAGCTGCCCTTCGCACCCGAAAAGGCTGAACGTGTTACGTGAAACGAAATCGATCGGCGTCGCGGTTAAGCCGATCTGAAGGCAGTCGAAGTAGTGAAACATGTCGCCGTAAACATTGTAGATGCTTCGATGCGACTCGTCGGCAATGATCAGATCGAAGAACCCAACGTCGAAGGACTGATAGACCTTCTGCATGGCGGGATAGGTCGCGAGGAATATCCGTTCGCTCGCCGATTGGTTCACGCGCGAGCTAACGATGCGAATGGGCTCAGACAGGAAATCGCCGAAAGCGTTTTTGGCCTGCTTGCGCAATTCACGACGATCGCAAAGGAACAAGACCCGCTTGACCCAGCCGGCGCGAATGAGCAATTCCGCCAGGGCTATTGCAACGCGGGTCTTGCCGGTACCAGTTGCTTGAACGACCAGCGCTTTGCGATGACTATCTGTGAACCGCTCGGAGACACGCTTGATCGCTTCGATCTGATAAAGACGATTGACGATAGCGACATTGGGCTCAAGCGAGTTGAGCGGCTTCCTGCCCGCCCGCTGAAAATTCACGAGATACTGCAAGCTATCTTTTGAATAGTAGCCGAACACTTTCCGGGGCGGATAACCCAGAGCGTCGTCCCACATCCAAATGTCGTAGCCATTGGTGTAGAAGATGACCGGGCGTTGTCCGTGCATCTTCTCAAGGCCGTCGGCATAAAGCTTCGCCTGTTGCCTTCCCCGCTCCGGGTCCACAGCAGTCTTCTTGGCTTCGATGACCGCCAGAGGATTCCCGTTGTCATCCCAGAGGACATAGTCGGCATAGCCAAGGCCCGACGTAGTGGGCTGATGTTTGACCTCAACCTCCTTGCCAACCTCCGCCGTACTGGCGTTCCCGAGGCCAACGTTCCAGTTGGCCGTGGCAATCAGGCTGTCAATGATACGGGAACGGGTCGTCGCCTCATTGAACGCCAGCAGGTTTGCCGTTGCCGCGCCGGATGACGCTAGTGAATGGATCTCTTCAGCCTTCTTTTCCGCTGTCACGGTGGCTTCACGCGCCGCGTCCAGTTCAATGAGAAGCGCTTCCATCTGTGCTTCCTGCGCGGCCAGCTTTTCTAGGACCTGGCGCTTTTCGCGCTTTAGCTGACCTTTGCTTTCATCGACAGCTTCCGCCAGTGGTTTCACAAAAGCCGGGATGGCAGCTGCATCGCCTTTAGCGAACTGAACGAAAAGCCACCGGCCAAGGTCAAAAGCTTCTTGAATTAGCCAGAGCGCGGTTCGAACCGTCGCCGGCTCGCCGTGGGCGGCTTTGTTGCCGTGAATTCGAAGCGCTTGAAGCTTGTCGAGGACTACCTTCGGCGTGATGGCAGAAAAGGACGAATTGCCCAGCAGATCGACAAAGGTAGCGTGCTCGGGCTTGGGTAGCCCCAAGTCACGATAAATGTCCTTGGTGAGATTCTCCGCAAACAACCGCAGCTTCACGAGGGCACTCGCTGGGTCATCATGAGCATACGCCTCGGCAAAGCCGCCAAGCGATGCGAGTTCAGGCCAACCTCCGCGAAGGATTTCGAAGTTTCGGGATTTCATCGCATCGCCTCCGAAAGGGCGGAGTCAAACTCCTTGCGATTGGAAACGACAACCGGAGTTTCTCTCGGATCATTTGACGCCAGATCCAGGCGCAACCTCTTGCCGAAATAATACAGCATGGCGCGGCGCACCGGCACGACAACGCGCCCACCCACCATGGCGAAGTCCTGGGCGACAACCTCCTGTCGGCCCGGCGTCAGTGCCGGATTCGGGATCAAGACAACCTGGAAAAGCGAATTCCAAAGCTCGTCAGATCCAGGAAAGCTTCCTGCTTCGCTAAGACCTCGGCAATCAAGGCAGCGTGATAGAATGAAGTCCTTGAATTTTTGGTCGATATGGCAATAGGCCCGTGCGTGCCAGCGAAGCCCATCGCTTGCAAAAGCGTGAGGCGACATCCGCCTCCAAAGAGGTTCCGGACGTGCCTGACTCATCGACTGATACAAAATCTCGATCGAGCGATTTCCACGCACGGCCGCCAGCAAGCTCCGAAGTGAGTTGGATTCGATGCGCCGCTGAGGAATAGGCAGCCTGTCGGCAAGGAGCGTGGCGTGGGCGTCGCCGTCGCGATCGACGCCAGTCGCCTTGGTTGGCGCTAAGCGATTCAAATAGGCTGCGGCGTCGAGTTCAATAAATTTCGGGCGAAAGGCAGCAGACGCGAAGTATCGCTTTTCGCTGCGGTCATAGACGATATTTGCGGGTGCCTGTTCCTGATATAGCGCGAGGTCCTTGGATGCCTGGGGAACCGACACGCCAAACTCGTCTACGATATCTGACCGGTTGACGCCGCCCTCCCAGAATAAGCGAGATTCGACGAATTCGAGCCGGCGCTCGACACCCCATCGGAATCCTTTTGTGACCAGGTCGGTCATCGAACTTCGCCCCTGCAAATTAGATGTGTTTCTTTATTCGTCGCGTTTATATTCCCATTTTCCTGACGTTGTCAATGGCGCTGAGGGTCTTTTGGAGCTATGCGTCGAGAGTTCGCCTTCAGGCTCTCCTCCACCGCCAACATCTCTATGCGAACCAATGAGATGGCCCGTCGCAGGGCGCAAAGCCCCCAGTAATCGCGCCATTTTCCGGATACCATCCGAACCTCGGAGACTGCGGGATTGGCGAAAATCAGTCTCCG